GACGGATGAGCTATCAAATCAGCTAGCATTGTGGCCATACCTGTCATCCATACGCCTACCCATTTACTTTGATTTTTGCAGATGTGCACTGCTGCAACAAAACCCAGCCCAGCTAACGCACCTGTTTTTGACGCTGTTATAGCGTGACCTATGGTGAGAGTAGTAACATCACCTTGCACCATCACCATCATGCAGGCTGTCCATGCTTCGCCAAATTTTGTTGCCCAAAGTTTTAGCTTATTCACTTAGCAACTCCCTTAAACTTCTCGAATGTACGGAGTCCGCCCAATCCAAGCATACCCATCAAGACCGTGAGGAGCGACCCCATGTCAAACTCAGGAAGCGCAGGAATTTCCGTACCAGTATAAGCTGTTGCGAAAATAACCATCGGAGCAATAATAAAGTGATACGCAAGCGCGACACCACACGTCCATCCGACGAACGGACGCCATCCAGCAACAAACATAGATCGGTGCTGGGCTTCGGCTTTGTTGATCTCAAGCTGACCTTTCGCCAATTCTTGAGCATGTCTCTCTGCCATCGTAGCAAGATCATGGGCGAGCTTCGCTTTCTGGTCTTTATCCTCAATAAACTTGTCGAGCAAACCCGTTACAGGGCCAATCAGTGCTTCTAGCATACGGTATCTCCTAACGTTTGTCTGTCTCTTCTAACAACTTTACACGAACCTGTAAATCATGTATCCGTGTAACGATGTCTTCTTTAAGCTCTTGCCGTGCGATAGCATTACCGGGGCTGGGTATGATTTGCCCGTTAGGATCAATAAGCATCATCATGTTCCCGCGTATTTCTGTAATATCTTGGTGCAACGCGTTCACAGAAGAAATGACCCACCACATCGCTGCGAGTAGTACAGGCGTTAAGCTGGCAAGAACTTTTGAAATATCAAATCCTTTCATTTGTCCCCCTTACTAACCGGCGTTTCTTTCTCGTGGTTCATCCATACAGCAAACGCACCAGTCATAGCACCAGTCACTACACTTACCAATCCTGCTTGAGACGGACTTGGGTCAGGAAGACTCATAAACCACTCGACTACACGCCAACTCATAACAGTCATAGCTATCATCATACCCCTAGGTAAGAGCTTTAAACGTAAAAATTGTTCGGCTGTCATCCGCCCCTCCTAGCATCAGTATGAATAAGGAATATAACAAAAAAGGCCAGTATTCCTAATCCTAAGATTAGTAATATACTAGCTAAAACAATTTCAAATATTTGTTTACGTTTACGCTTAGCGGCTTCTGCTGCTTCTCTACGAGCAACACGCGCATCGCGCTGAAACTTCTGCCAGTCCGCCCATAAACCGGGGCGTCCTGCGTAGATCATATATTGACGGAGTTCTTCTTCTTGCTCTTTAACGCGTTCAAGCGCCATGAACTCTTCAAAATCTGTAGTCTGGTGCGCAGCTTTCTTTTTATTTACTTTATGCTGCAGCTCTTCTTTAGCGTTTACAATATCGCCAATCTTGTGCGCATAGGTAGACAGCTCTCGGCCATTCGAGATAGCTTGTTTAATTACAGCAAATGCTGCGTTGGCAGCGGCGAGTTCAGCAAGCATTGCATAACACCTCTCTCGCCTACCATACCATTATTTCTTAGGTTTTTTAAGACACTTCTTTGCTGCTTTACATTTAGCTGGGGTTTTGCATGTGGCACAAGTCTTAAACACTTTACCACCACCGCCATAACTAGCTGCTGGTTTTTTCTTTTTCTTCATCATGCTGAGCCTCCTAATAGAACTGCTGCGAGAACGGACGCTAAGCCTACGATAATAGACCCAGCGCAAATAAGTAAAATTCTTTCAAGCCGATCAACCCGAGTAATAAAAGTCTGATACCGTTCGGCACAGACTGCTTCGTGGGTAAGTAACTCTTGTTGAAGTTCAGCTACGCTCATCTTTGACACTCATGGCCTCCCTGACAGCTTTGGTTTGATCTTCTACTTTTACCTCCACTTCATCAGGAAGTTCAGGTTCCTCTACCAACACACACCCCTCAGGCACTTGCCCTGATGTGCGGGCAAACGAACCGTTAGGGTACATGTATAGTGGAGTTCTTTTCATTACGACACTGGCCCGACAGGAGGTTCTGCTGCGCGTTCAGCAGCTGTTGACACGACACCCAATTCAAACGCCTGCGCAACTTGTGCGTCCGCACCAGAATCTATTGTCAGATCATTGGCGTTGCAATGTTCCACGAGTAGGGCGATTATTTCTTTCTGCGCAGCTGCAGCTCTGACGTGTAGCGCGTTATCTGCCCAATCCTGTACAGAAGCTGCTGCGTACTCTAAACATTTATTCTGAGTAGCAGTTAGGGCAACAGTAATATTCGGCATGTTTATCTCCTTATTAAGACCGTGACAGTAGGCGTCCAGCGAAATATAGATACCCACTACCCGGAATAGACCAGTTATTAGAACCAGCGCCGGACGTACCTGCGTAGCCGCCGGGTTCAACATAATCATTCGCGGATAAATACATTGTGCGACTTACATTAAAATGAGTATACTGAGCCGAGCTGGTAGTATTTGTGTATATTAAATTGTACGGCCCTGTAGGACTACCGTTTTGCAGCACTGTCATATACGAAGAATTGACTGCTTGTACATAAGTACACATCCAAAAATCAATCAAATAATACCCGGTTACCGGCGCGGTAAACCTACCAGTAGAATTATCAAAGTGGCCGCCGTTATCTACATATTCAGCAAACTTAGTAGCCTGCCAATTATTTAGCCCAGACGTCACAGGCAGCCATGCTGCGCCTGTACCTGTCCAACTCTGAGTAGTCGTTGCTGCGTTATACGCCGAAAAATACGGGCGCTCTGCTTCTTTTCTGTAGCCGTTGCTATCAAAAGAAAGCATCTCTGCGACAGCAGCGTTTGCTACTCTAAAAGGCAGCGTAACACTAGACCCTAAAAACCCTGTAGTAGTCGCACTAGAGTTTAGAAACCTCAGTTTGTAGTCATTAGCGGTAGTAGAGTCTATTGTGAAAGGAACGCTGGGGGCCGAAATTGTAGTAGCCCCGCTAATTGTGCCGCCGGTGTTCTGGAAAAACTCCTCGAACAAAGCCGCCGTTGGCCGCAATTCAAAGCGGTCTCCAATACTAAACGCACGAGCAATCGTGTTGTCTTCGCCTCGGGTTACTGTCATAGAATCAGTAGACCGCGCAGTGACTTTAACAACTTCTAGGTTGTTGCTAGTATCAATAAGAGTTGCGTAAAAATACTCCCCAGCGCCAAGTACAGGAAAACGGTTACCCTGACCGCCATCTAACGTAATTGTCGTAGCAGTAGAAGTAATACCGGCTGAGATAGTACCGTATGCGTTGTTAGTAACTTTTACGCCCATAGGTCATTACTCCGGCTTAGTTGGCCAAGTTACACCTGTCACTAGACCGTTTTCATCTAAGGTGGCGTCTGGACAATTATCAGTTATATCGCGCAGAGCTTGTCGATAGTCTAGCTGTGCCTGTGTGGGACTACGGTCAGGTAAAACCCATACGTCCGTAGCAGCAAGCCTAGCGTTTCGCTCTATTCTGATGAAATTAAGCACCGCATCCCGCGTGATAGTAGCAATATGCGGAGCGATTTCAGCGTCAAAATCAATACCCGTAGAGACAAAATCATTGCCGTCCCAGACAAACACAGTCCGCTCAAATTCCGCAGCAGTAGTTGGTACGTCTCTGTCGCAGCGAATACCTGTTCCTTCTGGGAGAAGTGCTTTTACAAAATCTAAATATGCATGACTCATAAGTTATCTCCCTTAAACATCCGTGTACTCAAAAGCGTGCAGCCATGAAACACCATAGTTATAACTCCCCGCAGTCCTGTTCACATAGACAGTTCCGCTGCTAGTTGTATATCCTATCCCCGCCCTGAATGAGAAAACTGTAGAGCTTGTCGTATTAGGGTGGTAAAAAACCGTCATCGGGTCTTGGCTAGCCGTTGAGTTATTATCAGCGTCGTATGCGAACTGACCAAATCCTCTGTGGTAACTTCCATTCAACAGAGCGTTATTCACTGATGTAATCTCTGTGCCGTTGACAAACAATTGCATACCAGATGTGGAGTGATCGTTTTCACCGTGAGGGTTCAGAATAAAGAAGAACTTACTGTTGGTGCTAAGAGGTGTGACAGTCAACGTAAAACCGGGCCACTGAACATAATTGTTATAAGTAGTTGAAAGGGTCGTCACGGTTTTATCCACAATGTGCCACTGACGGAGAGTAGTTCCGTTTTCCATCCTAGCGTGATCTAACGTACCTGTAGTTAGCGCCGAAGCGTTATCACTAGGAGGAAGCGCAGCCCATGATGAGTTAGTTCCATCGGTAGTAAGATACTCGCCAGAATTGCCTGTCTGATCTGGAAGAATATTGTCAATAGTAGTGGCATCCACTAATCCTGCTGCAGTAACACGAAGCTCGATACGATCACCAGCTACAAAAGCTCTAGCAGTAGTAGACTCTTGACCACGGGTAACAGTTAAAACATCTGTTGCTCTAGCTGTAACCTTTACGATTTCAAGATTGTTGCTTGTGTCAATTAACGTTGCGTAAAAATAGTCGCTACCTGACAGAGACGGGAAACGAGCGCCCTGACCGCTGGTAAGCGTAATGCTAGTGTCACTCGACGCAACACCAGCCGCTAACGTAGCGTAGGCATTATTTGCAAACTGAACGGCCATAGCTCACTCCTTAGTTTACGGTCACTGTCCAAGTAATACCCAGTGTATCCGCTGCACCTTTGTTAATAACTGAAAAAACAGTTCTGCACAACATGTCACCGCTTGATGACGCGTTAAACAAACCTGCTTCAGTGATAGCACCTGTACCAGTGCCTGCGCCAAACGTAGCGACATAAGCCACTGAGTTGCTTGTCACAGTCGTAGATGTCAAAGCTACACGGCCTGCTTCAGTACCCAACGTGGTATCGCCAGCTGCGGCTGCAGTAGTGCCGGTACCAATCGCCATATGGCTCATAGCAGTAGCAGTAGCATCCTTCATACGAGATGCAATAAATTCCTTACCATCGGTAACAACTAGGTTAGGCACAATGGTCTCGTGCGTAACATTGCCCTCAGGGTTGGTGACCGTGATCTTCAACTCACCGGTCATTTTGATAGTATCTTGAATCATGGTCAGCTCCTTTTACAAGATTGGGGTTTCATTCAAGTTGTGTCCGCCCAACGTACGGTCATCAGTATCAGTATAATGGAACCTGACAACCAGTCCAGCCCCTGACGTATCAGGGTATGTTACATATTCACTTAGTAACATAGGTTCGTTAATAACACCAGCTCCTCCAATCACATTTGTATAGTTTTCGTAATTGAACGAGTCAGATGTTAGCCCCCACAGTAAAGCAGAGTTTAGCTGTGAGCTTGATCCTGCTAGCTGGTCAGCATACCTAGAAACTCTAGTTAGCCGCCTTTGCTGCACGAACTGTCTGTTACGATACGCCGCATCAGTATTATAACTGCGGATGTATGTATCGTTAAGTATACTCCAATGTTGGCCAACGGCCATAACAGTATCTGGTGTTAAGACGCTACCGTTGTTATCAGCGTACCTAAATGT